GACACCAATTGCACCTGTTCCTTTCGTGGTGAGTGTCTTATTTTCCGTCTGTGCGTGCCTTCTTGGGAAGGTATACCTCCCATTATGCCCTGTCAAGTCTGGACCAAGTGAATCATCGGTACTAAACGGACCAATTGCGTAATAGGGCAGGCAGGTTGTGGCGATGCTGACCGCATTTTCGCTCATAAAGACGCCACTAGGTCCAGCAGTGTAATTGCTAATGTAAGCGAGATTGGGTGGTACTGCGTTCTGATCTGCCAGTTCCTCGGAAACATTCTCTAAAAATGCACCAAATGCGGGATCTCTCTTGTCTTCTCGACCTGCACCAGAGACAAACACCTCATCATTTAATGTATGGAGTGTTCCTGGGTCGTCAATTCTGACACTTTCGACGAGTCCGAGAGGGAAAGAACGACTAACATAGGTCTCTCCATCTTGATCATACTGCGCTTCGATGTAGAAGGGACCATAAACGTGAGTACCCGAAGCGTGCACTGCCTCCACACCGATAGCACCCCTCGTACAACCGAGGAATTGGTTTGCTGTAATTGAAGTGTATCGAATCGCTTCATCTTCAATAAAGATAAGACCAGACTGTGGGAAACCGATCGTGGATGCAACTGTAATAGTGTAGACATCTTGGCGGTCATCAGTGCCACCAACAATCTGTAAAGTGCGGGTTAGTTCGGTCTTGGGGTTGGTGAAGATCTCACCATTCAGATTATCGTCGTCGATACTCAGTTCGTACTGAATTTCACTCTCATATGGGTAAGATGAGACATAATCACACATCGTGCGTGCATAGACCTTATCGTCATCAAACGACTTGTAGAGGATCTCAGCGCCGATTGTCTTATCGGGGAGACCATACCCTACCGTGGGGTCACAGAACGTCTTGGGTACGGGTACAGTGCGCAATACGACGCTTTCATACCAGGTACTGTTGGAAGGAACGACCATTTGGTCGCCAGGGTACGACACATCAACATCGTTCTGAGCAAAGAACATCTTGAATAGTGCCTGAATGCCCAGTTTGGAACCCTTGGATCCAAAGAAGTCCTTAATATTCTGCAACAAGGAAGAGCGGTTGATCTCAGGTGAGATGCGAACCGACTCGATGTTTGGTGTGAATGACTTGTGGATGGTGTCCAGCATTGCCACCAGGAACAACACCGACAGGTTGGTTACCTGATCGCCCTTGGTGTGCTCAGCAGCAACAGTCTCGACATATGCACCACTGCTACGGAAAGTGGGGAGTACCTTCGTACCAGGAGCACCCCTCTCCAAACCATAGAATACATTGTCTTCTTTCGTTTGGTAGAGAATTACCTCATCCCCAATGAGAATGACACCATTATTCTCAGGGAAACCATAACCCGACTCCAGCGTCAGTTCATCCGCCTCAGCATCAATCGTCCCCTTCAGTACACCAAACTGAACGATCTGATTCTTATAGGTATCGAAATTTCGATACTTCTGTAGGTTCTGAAGAATATCCTGCCCAAATCCAATACGCTCCTCACTCTCCGCCGCCTTCGTCATAAACTCGACGAAATCGGAGTAGTTCTCGTAGATATAATGAGGAAGAGTTGAGTCAACCTGGGATGAGGGGGTTACGATGATCTCGTGCATCACGCTCCAGCGATTTTGGTGTCAACAGCGGCGTTGATATTAGACTTAGCAATATCCAGTGAGAGATAAACTGACTGCTCAGCAATCACATCTTGACCGACTGGAATCGCCCTAATTTCAACGATAGAGTTACTTACAGTAGTATTTACAATGGTTACAGGAGTGTCATATCCGATGAATACTTCACCTTTAGTATAGTCGACAGTTCCGTACTTCTTGTTGGTGATGACCTTAGAGTTGGTGTCATCCAGGTAGAAAGTGTAGAGGTTACCAGCACCATCATCCTCGAAATAGTATGTCCTACCATCCGCAACACCATCAACCAACTGAGTGAAACCAGTTGACCAAACATTGCCACCTTTAGGGTCTTGCTCGATCTCGTTGGTAAAGCACACTTCATAAGACGCCAGAGTGTTCTCCAGTGCTCTCATATCACGACGCATTCTTAGTGTAGTGTTGTTGCGAGTAATTGACGGATCGCTATCATCAACCGCAGACAGGATGCGGGAATAACGCACGGCACCACCGAACTTAGACACCGTATCTGCTTCACCGTATTGAATCATCGTTGCACTCACATCAGCAACAATACCAGAGTTGTCCTTATTGGTCTTCTTGTCGTCATAGTATGCAATGGTATCTAACTCCACATAGAGAACCACAGGGTCTACTAGTTGAATATCGATAGAAGCAACACGATAATCAGACAGTGACTTCTTAATGTAGTTCTTAGTGAGTGTCGACAGTGCATCTCCACCCTTGGGTTTGACGGCAATGTAAACGCGACCAAACTCAGGTGGATTAAGCAGTTCACCACCATAGACATAGATGTCATCAACTCCAGGGTAGACCTCCTTCACGATGGTCTCATAGTCTTCACTAATAACACAACGGTTCTGTGAAGCGTAGAACTTAGGAGCGCGATTCTTGATGGATGTAACATCCTCGACCTCACCGCCACCATTGGAGATACCAACAGTAGTCACCGTGGGTCGGTCGTTAATGCGGGTGCCATATGAGTCATACACCTGACCAACGAAACCGTAGTTGGCAGTACCTTGGATGCCATTCGCCAGTGCACCATTCGTCACCAGATAAGTGATATTGATAGTAGCGCCATCTTGCAGTGCGACACCGAAGTGGTCATCACCGAAGGTCAGTTCATAATATCCATCATCGACCTCTTCCAACCAGTAAACCTTACTCTCAGGAGTTACTTCCACCAAGTTGGTTGCTTGTGTGTAGAAAGTGCGAGTTTCTTCGTTAGGGTTCTCTTGAACTTCCACTCGAATGGTCTTGGAGTCGATGTTGGGGTTCTTGAGAACAAAGCGCTGGTTATAGTTTGACTTATCTACAGTGAACTTACCGGATAGGAAGATACCCTCAAAGATAGCAACATCCTTAAACTGGCATAGTCCGTCATTGGCAACAGCAGCAGTCTGACTGTCGACAACATTAAAGATAAAGTTACTCTTCCCACTATTTGACGAGAACGCCAGACCAGGAACAATTTCCAAATAACGAGGGAAACCGGCAGGGTAGTCCGCCAAGTCAAGTTGGAAATCGAAACTAATCTCATTGTTTGCAGATTGTGCAGATGCAGGGATGAAACCCACTTGTCGTGCATTTGCTACAACATTGTTCCTGAGAGTTGCCGAAGCAAGGAAACTCTCATTTGCAATCATATTCGTATTATACGCATTCAACTGAGCCTGGTATGAAATCAGGTTCAGAATCACCTGAAGGTTGGATCCCTCAAAGTCAAAGTCTGTGAACTGCTTTGTCGACCTCAGGTATGAGATCAGATTATCTTTAATCTGCTCAAAATCAACTGAAGTGAGTTGGATAGGCCCTGCCATGGGAAATAACTGACTACTTTCAGTTATTTAGGGCACTATCAGCGAGTTGGTTTCAGGATGTATTCTACTGAGTATTCTCTCTCAGAACCGGTAATTGTATAGTCAACTCTTACAGCGAACTGGTGTTGGTCAATCTGCGCCTCGACGACAACATCATTCAATTTCACGCGAGGTTCGTTATATCCAATAGCACGCCGGATTTCCAAGTCAATAAGACCAGCGGTGCCATCATCAATGAAATCAAACAGATATGTACTTACAGATGAACCAAAGTTGCGGTTGAAGGTCACCTCACCAGGTGCCGTCATGATAATGTTCCTAATGGACTGGTTAATTGCCCTTTCGTTGGTAATAACAGTCAAATCACCAGTTACTGGACTTGGTGTAAATGCCAACGAGATATCGACATAACTCTTATCTTTCTTAGTTAATCGTATTGCCATGAAAAAAGAGGGCGCTCGGCCCTCTTATTTAGTCGGTGAGACCTGGGTTGAGATCTACTTCCTCTTCCAGTGCTCTTAAGCGGAGGATAATGTCATCCAGAACCTTTGTGATGTTCTCATGTTCCTCAGCACCAGGTCTCCGGTACATCAGTTCATACTTAGTGTTTTCATCCATTGAAATACTCCGAAGGTCGAGGGCAATCGCCATTCCAGATGGCGGGAATCATAATGGTTCGTGCTGCCTCAGGTCCAAAGCGTGACCACATATTGTAGAAGTCTTCCGCCTTAGAACGACCACACGGGAAGCGGCGGATATTGTTCAAATTGAGAAGTTGTACTTCCTGCTTGACCTCGGTGACTGTCATGTGAGTTGGTTTCGGACACAGTTATACTAACATCCCCCACAGACTTTGGTAAGTCCCTAAGACCCCTCTTAGTCGCCTTAGGGTCGGCGGAGTTAATT